TTTCCGATTGAAACTTTCAATGTCAACCTCTCCTCATACGGGAAATGTCTTTCATCTGCTCCTCGTCAATCACTGGAACAGCGTTGCTCTTATGCATTGTAGCAATACCCTTCACCAAAGTGCCAGTGTACATCAGACTTTCTTTCTTCTCAGTGAAGATCTTATCAGACTTCAGCGACTGAATGTTGCGAGCATCACCAGCACCAACTCGCGGACCATAAGAGAGACTCGGCAGTTTCTCATAACCAAGAATGGCTGTCGACTTGCGATACTTGGTCGCAACTACACCCTTTGACTTACGCTTCTTCTTCGGTTTGAATCGAGCAGCGCAATAAATCATCATACAGGATACTTCTCTACATGAGCATTATAAAATCCCTCAACCCTTGCCGCAAGACGCTTCACTTCCTCAATGGTAAAGTGTGTGCCATGCTTGGGATAACATTCAACGATATCCTTGGCTAGTTGTCGCAAAAACTGCAGTTCTGTAGTTGTGCCACGAGGCAGCACTTCGAAGTTGCCATTAGACATCACGGACCTCCACTACGCAGAGAACGGACTGCATCTTCGCAAATCTTCATAGCATCTTGGAGATTTTTCCGAATCTGCATAAGGTGATAAGACACGACAAGCACTGATACTGAAGTCAACGAAAGAAGAATGACTGTCAACGAAAGCAATACAACATCCATTAGACTTTCTCCACAAGTTTAGACAAAGTGTAATCAGCAATTTTGCAACGAATCATTGTCGGAATATCTGTAAACGGATCTTCCAAGAAATAAGAACATCCATCCTTCCAAGTATTATACTTGACAAACCTCGCAAAATCAACCATATGTTTGCGATTGCGAGGGTCAAATTGCACTCGCTCTTTTGGAGCAAGAACAGAATGACGATATACATTAGTCATGATAATATTTACCCTTTCGTTTGGCGGGAACACAAATTATTATACCTGAAATTAATCCACAAAGATAGAAAAAAACATGGAACCAGTGCGGATCAATCACTTGATGCCCCAGTTCCAATCTTCTTCAATCTCGTTCTCGGGACCAGCGATATCATCAATCACTTCCCATCCCAATTCAATCAAACGAGATGCAACATGATGAGGGTTTGCGCCGCGCAACTCTTCTGGGGTGAAGACAACAACGGAGCAACCCATCTCCTCAAGAGCGCGTGCATGTTCAACAATCTTAGACATGTCAATCATATCATTGCTCCGAGTTGTATTTACCTTCAATGGGATCATGCATAAGGTCATCGTAAGAAACAACCTCATCAGCGTCTGTCACCAACCTCTCGTTTGTTTGCTCATAGAATCCGATTGCCTCATGAACCTGTAGCAATGAGATACCAAGAGACGTTGCGATCTCAGCCTCCTTCATGCCATCATAGAAATACATCTCGATGATGTCATGAAACAGATCTTTAACACGAGCCATTAGAACGGTACTCCTTCGGTAGACATAGGAACTTGATTCAACTCAGCCTGATACTTGCGATCGCCGACAACCAAAAGAAGGTTGCGAGCGCGTTCAAGTTTCTCAGCAAGATCGTAACAGTTCTTGGCGCTCAAATCAAGTTGCGAAAGAGTGTTCGCAAGAACATGATCGGCACCATTCACAAGGTCAATCGCCTCACTCAACAGAGTTTCAGTTTGCTTTTTCATATTACGCTACACTCCATGCATAATCATCCTGCGTACACACTTGCTCTAGTCCATCATACTCATCGATGCGATATAGAGTGCCAGCAGACAATTCTGCAATACGCAACTCCGCACAATCACCGTTAGCCTTATCCCCGAGTTCCTCCACGACCTGCACCAACACAGGGTCAGTTCGTTCGATATCTCGGTGATAGATAGTTTCTTCAGCGATACCTTTGATCTCACAATAACGCCTCACAGCCCTATTCGACAGACCAAACCCACCATAACAAGCATTGTATACAATTTTAGTCATTTTCATATGTTCTTACTAGGCAACCACCTGGATGCGAGGAGCAGCATTCTTCCATTCAGCCATGTCGTCGAAGAAATCATGACCAGGAAGCGGAGCGAAGAACTCGTCAGCAAGAGGACGCTTATCAGCCTCGCCCTTCCACACACGCTTGATTGCCTTGGCGCGGAATCGACCGTCGTTGAGGATTTCGGTCACGAGACCGACATAAAAGCAGTCGTTGATACCAACGAAGTCAAGACTCTTGACGACGTCACCAATCTTCACAGTGTTTTCACATTTCATACATATATTATCGCTTATTTCCCTAAAATTGTAAAGGAAAAAAACTCTAATAGAATCAATGACTTGCGCAAGTCTCACCAGACCTCCTGCAATCCTATTGCAGCGGTCCTATTATAGAGGCGGTAATAACTCGGGGGGGAGGTCAAATCGGCGCACACGGACTCCTGCCTCGCGCAACATTACTTCGGCGTGGTCTATCGAGTAATGCTTCCCTGCACCCTTGCCTGTGAATGGGCGATTCGGTCCGATGACTTCCTTGATGCCAGCCTGTATCAATGCGCGTGTGCATTCGGCGCATGGCTTCGGTTCAAAGTTTAGATAAGCACGAGAGTTGTTGAGTGAAACACCAACACGTGCGGCGTTGAAGATTGCATTGCGTTCAGCATGTTCAACCCAGTGATATTTTTCTGGGCGCTTCCAACGATCAGCCCAATCTTCTTCAATGCCTCTCGGGAAACCATTGAAGCCTGTGCTGAGTATAACATTGTCATCATTGACAATCACACAGCCGACTTTGGTTGATGGGTCTTTGCTTTTTTGTGAGATCAAAGCAGCCTGAAGGATGAACAACTCATCCCATGACAATTCATCACGAATCATAATTTATACACCAGTTGAACCAAATCCACCATTACGCTCTGAATGTTTTTCTGGTGCATTTGCAAGAACAACAAATTCAACTTGTTCATTGCAAGTAACTTCAGCCTGTGCGATTCGCTCGCCAGCCTTAATAGTCTGACCAATAGAAGAGATGTTTGTTAGAAGAACAAACACTTGCTGTTGATAGTCAACATCAACGATGCCTTCAGAGTTTGCTAACACCAAACCACGCTTCAGCGACAAACCTGAACGCGGATGAAGACGGATGCTATAGTTTTGAAGTGATGGTGATGATGCGCTATAGATATCCGCAAAATTTTCTATTGTAAATCGTTTTTCGATCTTAAAGATTAATCCAGTAGGAATAAGCAATCTATCACCAGGATAGATCGAGATCTCCTTGAAGTTATTGATTAATTGACTGATTGGATTGTTGTACTTGTCGTAACCAGTGACATGTGTGTCAGTTGGCTGAAATGACAAATCAAAACAATTTGCGAGAGTCGTGCCGTATGTTGGAAGTTCAAGATCATCACGAAGTCGATACACATTCACAGTTAGCATAAATTAACCTTCCTTCTTTTTCTTCCCGATTGTATATTTGGAAACCAATTGCCACTCATTCTTCTCTTTGAATGGAAGAATCTTGATCTGGCTTAATGGTGCGACGTTATCCTTTGTCTTATCTGCATTAACAAGTTTCACTAAACCCCATTCAGCCATTAGATTCGCAATCGTATTACGACGCTGAACATCATTGTCTGACATGTTGGATGGCTTACCGTCTAATTCAAAGAGTTCCTTGAAGTGGACGATGTAATACTTTCCTTGTTTATGGAGGATATGGCAAGACTGGTAAAGAATGTTGTCGTTCTTTGCAGCGACACCGATGCGCGTTAGAGTTTCGCGGACCTTGAGGAAGTCGTCTTGCTTTTCTAATGTGACTTCTACTAATTTTTCGACCATGGTCAATCACCCTTATATAATTGTTTTTTCATAGCGGTGATTTGGTCGTCGGACAGAATCTTTAATGCTTCTTCTGCTTTCGCATCGGAGTAGCCATAATATTCTTTTACGACATTCAAATCACTGCTTTGAGCCTTTTTGTGCCATTTACTGTATGGACGCTTTTGGGCTCTAATCGTATTTAGTAAAAAGTCTGCTTGTAGTTTTTTATCTAAATTTGGGTGTTGATTCATTTCATTCGCCCACAATACTGTATCTCTGTGATACGAAAGTGCTCGATTCACCATAAATGCAGAATACGATTTCTCGTCTTGCTCTGTTAGCATAAATGGTTCTTTAGTCTGCAATATTGCAGGAATAACTTCTTTGAAAAGATCCGCCATCTCAAAACTCCATAATGTATAAATAGGTGTAGGTCGCGATGTTAGAGCATCCACCTACTCTAGAACTGTATAGGAGATCCAGCATGAATATTTATTGTACCTATTTGACCGTTTATCGCGGTTCGAAACTTCCACCATTTTACATTGGCTCAAAGGACACCAAATCCGTACTGGATGGGTATCGTGGCTCAGTGGTGTCAAAAGAATATGGGCAAATCTTCAAAGAGGAAATCGCCAATAATCCAAGTTTGTTCCAGACAACAATCATAAGTTTTCACTCTACTAGAGAAGAAGCATATCTAAAAGAAAAAGTATTACACTTTTCTTTGCAAGTACATATAAACCCACTCTATATCAATAAAACAATCGCTTATGCTCCTATTGGGGTTTCTAATAAAAATCGCAAATTTAGTCAGGCTCATAAAACAGCAATGTCTGAATCACAGAAAAAAAGATACTCAGAAAAAGGCAATCCAAATTTAGGACGAAAAAATAAACCTGCCTCTGAAGAAAGGAAACAAAAAATTTCTGCAGCCAATAAAGGAAAGGTAACGCGCAAAGGTTTTACTCTTTCTGAAGAACACAAGAAAAAAATTTCTGACGCTCATAAAAAAAGATTTACAAAAACTTCGTCTCCACCATCATCTCGGTAAGACATGCGGTGAGGTTCAGTTCCTGGTCGGCAACAAATGCTGCCTGATATTGATACTTGGCGAGAATCAAGACAGCATTCGGAATCGTGGATTTATCCATAATATCATAAAGACTATCATAGATCTTACGATAGATCTTTGCAGGGTCATCGCTACCAAAATCAGCAACCCACTTACGCATTGCGCTAAAGTTTTGATCTTTCAAAGAAGTGACCAATTCATTGATTGAAACATCAGCAATGCTGGTAAGAATGCCAGAATCAATCTTACCGCTGACAGAGTAACGCTGCAGTTCGTTTAGAACACGACGATAATCTGGGAAGTGCTTCTTTACAACTTCAGCCAGCACTGCCTTATCAAATGGAATCTTCTCACCAGTCAAAATCTCTGATGCGCGTTTCATAAACGCCATCGCCATCTTTGGCTTATCTTCCTTACGCAATTTAAATTCAATCACAGCACATCGACTATGCAACGGTTCAATGATACGATTCTTGAAATTGCAAGTCATGATGAAAGTGCAGTTATGCGCAAACTCTTCCATCGCAGCACGCATGGCTGGCTGCGTACTATTTGGGTTCAGATAATCTGCTTCATCGATGATGATAACTTTCTTACCACCACCAAGAGACATTGCACTCGCATAGTTCTTAATCTTAACTCGGAAAGTATCAATGCCTGATTCATCCGAGCCGTTAATCATCAGATAGTCGCAACCGATCTCGTCGCACAGTGCACGAGCAACGGTAGTCTTACCTGTTCCTGGAGTGCCGCAAAGCAAGAGATGAGGAATCTCTTTGCGGTCAACATAAGATTGGAAAGTGCTCTTGTATTCATCAGGAAGAATACAATCGGCAATAGTATGAGG